GGTTATTAATTGTGTTTCGTTTTCGTGTGTTGAAAAGCAGATTATTGATGAGATACAAAGTAGATTACCAATTAAGCATAATATCGTTATTAATGGGAAATCCAATAAAGATTATTATGTAACTGCTGACGGTAAAAATAATTTAATTAATCAAGGATTAAAAAAATATGGATTAAAAGGATGTAATTCATATTCCAAATTCATACCTGATGATTATAAGTTTGGGTCAATTAAACAAAGACTGGAAATATTACAAGGTATATTGGATACAGATGGACATGCCACTAAACAACAAGGACTTATTGAAATAACATTAGCATCTAAACAATTAATAGATGATGTTCAATTTATTGTCGAATCATTAGGTGGTGTTGGTAGGCTACATGAAAAATGGGTTAATTATATGGGCGAAAAAAGACTATATTATCGTTTACATATTAAATTACCGTCAGAATTCACCCCGTTTAAATTAGAAAGAAAAATCCAAAACTTTGTAGCACCAACAAAATATTTACCAAATCGTGCAATTACTGATGTTAAATATGTGGGTAAAAAAGAGGCTCAATGTATAATGGTTGATTCAGATGACCATTTATATGCCACAGACCACTGTATTTTGACCCACAACACACTTTCTTCTATCTTGTATGTTGAAATAAATGGATTTGAAAAAATTATTGTCATTACTCCGAATTCATTAAAATTCAATTATTATAATGAGGTTAAAAAATTCACAAACAGCACAGCACATATTGTGAATTGGAGAAAAAATGATTGTTCCATTCAGGATGCTAAATATGTAATTGTTAATTACGACTATTTTAATCCGTCAAGCAAAGAGAAATTCTTAGCTAAGTGGAAAAAATTAAAGATCGATAAAATTGATTGTGTTATTTGCGATGAAAGTCAAAAATTAAAAAACACAGCAGCAAACACATATAAAAATTACAAAAGAACATTTAATAAAAATATATTCAAGGGTGATAAGATAAGCAAAATATATCTTTCAGGCACACCAGCACCAAACAGGGCATACGAACTATATACAGTATTAAATCAAATATCAGCAGTTGATTTTCCAACGAAAAAACAGTTCTATGAGTATTATTGTGGAATGACTTATGACACGTATGGTGGTTGGGGTTGGGTTACTGATAGCGCAGAACAAAAACTTGAAGAACTTTATCATAAGATAGCACCATTTACCCATAGAAAACGTAAATTTGAAGTTCTAAAAGACTTGCCGGATAAAATATACCAGAGATTAGTGCTTGAAATGGATGATAAAGAATTTTCAACCTATAATAAAATCGAAGAAGGTGTTGCAAATGAATTTCTCGAACATCCAACACGTAATCCACTAACAATAATGTTAAGATTAAGGCAATATACAGCATCATTAAAAGTTCAACATGTTATTGAATTGGTTGATAGTATACTTGAAACTGGTGAGAAACTTGTAATCGTGGATTATTTTAAAGATGCGTTATATGAGTTGAAAGAAAAACTTGGTGATGCTGCTGCATTACATACTGGTGATCAAAATGAAGAAGAACGTGCTGAAATCGTTAAGAAATTTCAAGACCCAAAAAGTGATTTGAAAGTTTTTTTGGGTAGTATTCAAACATGTGGATATGGTTTAACATTAACAGCAGCAAGCAAGTTATTTATTATAACATTACCATATTCTGTTGGTGATTATGATCAGGTAAGTGATAGATTACATCGTATTGGACAAAAAGAAACGGTAAACATTTATCCATTAATCTTTCCTGATACAATTGATGATTATGTGTTTTCGGCAATTGAAGGGAAAAGAAAAGAAATTGTTAAGGTTATTGATAACGAAGATTATAAATCAAATGTCGAAGAATCTGTCTTAGGTGAAGTAATACAGAAAATCAAAGACAAACATAAAAAGAAATAAAATGTCAGAAAATTTTGATAAGTTAAACATTCTTGGTGAAATTAAAGGATTTCTTGAAGGTTATAACAATGATCTAAAGTATTTGGTGAACGTAGAAACCGATCCAAGCAATAATATTGCTGAGTGTGTGATACATGAACCCGGTCAGAAACCAAAGGTTGTAAAGATTACATATGAACCGTTCATGTATGTAAAGGATTTGGAAAAAATGGGTCGTGTTCTTTATCCAAATTCATCACCGGGAATGATTGAAAGTAAAAAGATAAAGTATGGCATAACAATAAAAAAACTGAAAACCGGAAATCAAAAAAGACTGGTTAATGGTTATTGTTATAAAGTAACAAGTCGTAAATCATTTAATGCCATTATTGACTATTTTAATGATGGTGGTATAAATCCATTTGAAAAACTAAAAGATCATGAAGGTCATGATATTAAGGATAGTAGAGGTAAGGTAAAGTTTGTTAATGGTGATCTTTTTTATAATTTAAGAACAACTGAACAATTTTTTATTTCAACACAAACTCGTTTATTTAAAGGGTTTGAAGAATATAAACAAATACATAAAGTTACCTTTGACATCGAAACAACCGGATTGAGATATCAAATAAGCAGAATCATTTCAATTGGTATTCGTGATAACAGAGGTTTTGAATTAACACTTGAACCTAAAAAACTTGATGATGATGAATCAGAGATTAAACTAATTCAAGATTTCTTTAATGTTATCGATTATCTGAAACCAGCAATTATTTGTGGTTATAACTCTGAAATGTTCGACTTTGATTTTATTATTGGTCGTGCAAAGCTATTAAAAATGAATTTGGATGCAATTCCAACCGGATTAAAAAAAGACACACCATTAAAAAGAAGACCTAACACATCTGTAAAATATGGCAATACACCCGACAGATATACAGCAACAGAAATGTGGGGATATTCGATTATTGATATTCTGCATGCAGTAAAAAGAACTGCTGCTGTTAATAGTGAGATTAAAGAAAATAAATTAAAATATATTGCAAAATTAGAGAAAATTGCAAAACCTAACAGAACATATATTCCCGGAGAAGATAATTCAATTGGCAAATTCTACTCCGAAAATAAAATGTTTGTGATTGATGAGAAAAACAATTATGCCCAAGTACCCGATGAATTTCAAGAAGTTACGAGAAATTTATATATTCTCCAAGCAAACAAAAAACAATTCAGTGACGATGAATATAAGTCAATCAGAAAAAAATATTTAGACGGTACACCTAAATTTTATGAATGGTTCAAACATGAAGCATTACCCAAATCAATGGTCAGTCTTATTAGCGGTAAAAAACTTGTTAAACAATACCTTCTTGATGACCTTTGGGAAACGGAACAGGTTGATGAACTTTATAATCAATCATCATTCATGCTTGCTAAAATTGTTCCAACAACATATCAAAGAATATGTACAATGGGAACGGCAGGTGTATGGAACTTACTTATGACTGCTTGGAGTTATGAGAATGATTTGGCAATACCACATCCCGATGTATATCAAAAATTTTCTGGTGGATTGGTGAGAACATATAAGTCTGGATATGTAAAAAGATTGATTAAGATTGACTATGCCTCACTTTATCCAATGATTCAACTAACTGAAGATGTCTTCCCATATTTTGATATTACAGGTGTTTTGAAAAAGATGTTGTTGTATCTCACAACAACCCGTAATATCTATAAAAAAATGGCAAATGGCGGTGAATTGAATAATGAAGAAGTTACACTGTTAAGACAAATTGATCACGAAGCGCACGTTAAGTATTTGAACAAAGAACTAACATCCGCAGACACATCATCATTTAAAATCAAACAATTACCTATTAAAATTTTGAATAACTCATTGTATGGTGCATTGGGTTCACACATATCTTTTAACTGGTCTGATAATATTTGTGCATCACGAATAACTTGTACTGGAAGGCTACATTTACGTCATGCCGTATCTTGGTTCAATAATTATGGTTGTGTACCATTGCTTGCCGTAACCGATGGTGTTAATTTTCATTATCCAGAAACTTCTAAATTCAAAATAACCAATGAGGGAACAACTGAGGTTGAAACTGAGGGATTAATCGAAGAAATGTGGCAATATGATGGTAAAGTTGGTATTAAAGCATTAATCGCCAAATATAACAATGAAGAAATGAAGCCACCATTTATGTCTGTTGATGACGATGGTGAATTTGTGTCTTGTTTGAATCTTGCAAGAATTAATTACGCTACCTTGGCATTAGTACCCGACAAAAAAACGGGTGAATTAAAAGAAAAGATTAAACTTACTGGTAATACAATTAAATCAAAGGTAATGCCTGAATATATTGAAGAGTTCATTAATAATGGATTCAAGTTAATATTAAACGGTAAAGGCAAAGAATTCTTTGATTATTATAATGATTATGCTGCAAACATATATTATCGACAAATACCATTAAAAAAGATTGCAAATAAAAGCAGAATAAAAACAACAATTGCTGCATATAAAAAGAGAGGAAAGGATAAGAACGGAAGAGATAAGGGTATGCAAGCGCATATGGAGTTAATAATACAACAGCGTGAGGAACTTGCCGAAAAATTATTTGAAGAACACAAGCAGGAATTTGATTTGAGTAAAATCAAGAATCTGAATATTGATGTTAAAATGAAGTTAGTTGCTAATTACATGCCACCAGAACCTGAACTTGACTCCGTTATTTATTATTACAATACTGGTACGAAAAAATCTGCTGGCAGTTCGAGTGCAACTGTTGACCCGGAAACTGGTAAGAAAATATTCAATTCAAAAATAATTACTGCTGACGAATTGCTTGAAAATCCAAATGTGACTGGTGATTATAATGCTGTTAAATATTTAGCAGCATTTAATGAAAGGGTTTCAACAATATTGGTCGGGTTTGAACCCGAAGTTGCAAAAAAAATGTTATCAACAGTGGTTAAAGTTAAAAAATCAAAAGAAGTCAAATTTGTACAAGCGGATTTTCCATCGTATGAATTGGAGTTGAAAAGTTTTGACCTTAACGACTTGGATGAATCAATGTATCTTGAAGAAATGGAAGTTAACTTCTGGAATAAAACTGGTCTTGATCCGAAAAAGGTTTGGAATGGCTTTAAAGTTTTTGATGAATCAAAAATTTATTATGAAATATACGATAATGCATTGAAATTTCTTAATGAAAAAATGACTGCTGTTAACAAACCACGTATTAAATCAATAAATGATGATTATATTAATGGTGATTTGGTGTTGATAAAAAATGGTAGTGAATATAGTGTTGCCTTGTATAATGGCGTATATATGGAGATCATCAGAGAAAATGTTGATGTTCCCAAAAGCGAAATTGAAATTGAACTTGATCGCAAGCGAGAAGCAGAAATGGCAAAACTTAAAGAACTTGAAATTGCATCAGCAAATAAATCAGAAAGAGACAAACAATTGGATTATTTACAATTTAATCGTATTAAATATTTTGATAGATTTAAGAAGCGTTTCAGAATTCCTGCCGAAATGACTATGGATGAATTATTTAAATTAGAGGATACTGCAAGCAAAACGCTTGATTTATTCATACAGGAAATGGAAAGAAATGTTAATTATGAGGAATTGGATGAATATGATGAATATTTGGAAGACGAGGGAGCAGATAGCGATTAATATCAAAAATAATTAGTATTTATATGAAAATATGCTATCATGAAATTGACAAAAAGACAATTAAAGGAAATAATTGACTCTAATGACGATCTAATCGGAAATGATGATATACCAAAAAGCGGAAGTAATTTAGAAACACAGGCAAATAACACTACCGATTACAACTCAAAGGTTGGTCAACAACCATTTAGGTATGATATGCTTGGTCGTTTTGGTTTTACATTATTACCATTTTTTGAAGGTAAAAATGCCGATGATATTGATCCTAACGATGTTCCAATACTTAAAGATTTGGCTGAACTGATGTACGAGAAGTATATGGAAACTTTAGAATATTATTATCGTAACCCAAATAAATTAAAATCAGATTTCAGAATGCATTCTGAACATGATTTTGAGTCACAGCCGGAAGACAAAAAGAAAATAGATTTTGATTGGGCAAAAAAAGTTATTGCGTTAGTGCATCCGTATTTGGAAGATAAAGAAGTTGAAAAGAAATCTGTTGATGAAGGAAAAGTAATTGAAGATAAGGTTGTTGGTAAGAAAGATGAAGATGAAATATCAAAAAAAGATACTGACAAAGGTGTGCGTGAAAAGAAAATGGAGAAAATTGCTGATCTAATATCGAAGAAATTAGACAAACAGGAAATAGATAAACTCATAAATTTATTGGAAAGACATAATGGCTAACTCAGAATTATACAATAAAACGTTTTCTGTGCCCCCTGACGTGATTAAATATATCCAGACGGTATTGGTGTCCAGTCCAACTGGTGAAGGCGTTAAAAGGGCAAAATTCATCGTTAAAAATGGTGTTTTAAGTTATCAGGAATTAAAAGGATTAAAACATTTTTTCGATACATTCAATCCTCAGACTGGTAATAAAACACAATATGAACTTGCTGGTGGTAATTTAATGAAATCATTTGTTGATAGCAAATTAAATTCAGAAAGAGCAGCCGTTGAAAGATCAAAAGAAGTTAATAGAGATGCACATGTTAATGTTAATCTTGGAACAAAACCATACAATCCAGCACCGGAACTAAACGAGGAAAAAAAAGAGAAAAAAGAATTGGTAAAAAATGCTGTCGCAATAATTATTAATTCAGATAACAAGGTGTTATTGTTGAAACGTTCCGATGATCCAAAGATTTGGCAACCAAGTAAATGGGCATTAGTTGGTGGTGGTATTGAAAAAGGTGAAACACCTGAAAAGGCGGTTCAAAGAGAAATTAAGGAAGAGATTGGACTTGATATTGATAAGTTTATCAGAACATTTACAATTCAAAGACATAAAGACAGTATTGAACATATTTTTGCTTGCAGATGGGATGGCGAACCAACTGATATAACATTAAATGAGGAAAATACGAACTATGGGTGGTACAATTTTGAAGAAATTAAATTTTTAAATGTTGTTCCGCATCTTATGGAATATATTACACTTGCGTTTAAAAATTATGATGCGTAGGTATTTATAAAAAATAACATGAAAAACTAAAATACAGAAAAATGAGCAGATTAGAAGGAATTAGTTTACCTTTCAGGGTAAAGCATATTGCCAGAAACGTATATGACGAAAACGATAAGTATGAAGTTGGTCATTCAAATGCTTTATCTAATGGTGATGAACCGGGCAAAGGTGAAGTCGATGGTCAGGTTGGTGGTGCAACTGATATCAGAACCAGAGAAAAATCAATGGCAAGGAATAAATATAACAGAAACAGAGAATATAATGATGCGACAGCATAATGTTGTTCGAAAATAAAATATTGCGTGATAATATTAATACTTTTCGTAACTTATTAACTGAGAGTATTATCGATAAGCGTATTATTGATGCCATCAATAATTACAAATATCTTTATATTTATTATGATGGTGACGAAACAATAACAAAGGGGTATCGTACAATCAGACCGTATCGTTTGGGTGCAATCAAATCACAAAAAAATGGTGGTCAGTTAGCACTTAGAGCATGGCAAGAAAAGGGTACGAGCGATAGTTTTAAGGGTCTTGGAAAACAATATCGTCCAGAACATGAATATTGGGATAATAAACCGGGATGGAGATTATTTTTGGTTAATAATATTACGGAAGTTTTACCAATTGGAAAGAGATTTGTTGATCAGAACGGAAAGGTTGATATA